AAAAAATTAATGGATAAAGCCATTGATTTAATGATGGATATGAAATTTGCTAAAAGCGGTGAAAAAATTAGTGCTGATATGCCTAAAATGGATTTTGAAGAAGCAGAAGAAGGACCAGGCGGAGTTGAAGATTGTATTAGAATGGTACTAAGAAAGGAAGGCGGAGCGGCTGGACTAGGTGCTATTGAAGATGCATGTAAAAAAGCAGGGTTTGAAGATGATGTTAAAAGTGTAATGTCTAGTATGTCAGATGTTGAACAGCATTCAGAAGGTGATTACTTATTAAAAGAAGAAGACGAAGACAAACCCGGTGAAATGGTCAGATATTTCTTAAAACAAGATTTCACTAAAATGAGCAAAGAAGACGCATCAACTATTGTAAGTAATATTGCCTATGAAAAATTCCCCAGTTACGATATGCATGAAGATCCTTTAGATGGTGCTCTTGATTGGCTGAAAGATATGCTAGACAGCGATACTATGAGCGGATACGAATATGATGGAGGTGAAATGGATAATCCTGATGTTGATGATTTTGAATTATCTGACAGTGATTATAAATCTTTACCAAAAATACAACAACTAGTACGATCCAAGTATATAGAAAGATTGAATGATCCTGATATTAAAGATGAACTAAAAGGAACACCGGCTGATAATAAAGGTGAACTTCCAGGTATGTCTGCACCGCAAGAATCAAAACAAGCAGTAGAAGAAACTATTGTTGTAGAAGCAAGTTTAGGTTCTATGAGAGGCAGTATTAAAACAAGTAACCAACCACTAGGTGGAACAAAGATTATTGTTAAACATACTAAAGCAGTAAACGAAGAAGTACGTGGTTCTAGAAGTAGAAACATACAAAAGATATTCATTGAGAATAACGAAGAAAGATTCTTATTCCCAAGCAAAAACTTAAATGGTGCCAGAGCAATGGCAAGACATTTATATAACGGTGGACAAATGCACGATACAGTAGGTGAAAGTATTGTTGCTATGTGTACTGAATTAAAAACATTAAAAGAATTCGCAAACTATGTTAAGAAGCAAGGTCTTATAAATGAAGAAAACAATGACTATGTAGAACTTGCAAGACAACATATTAGCACAATTAAAGAAACGTTCAAAAAATTAAGCGGTGTAAAAACTTACAGTAAAGCAGTTGAAAGTTTAAAAGACATGGACAATATTGATGTTGTAAATGAAGTAAATTTAGAAGCTCACTTTACAGAAACACACTTTGATGACAAAGTGGGTAAAGTACATGAAACTATCAGTAAGTTAGTAAATAGACAAACTGCATTTGAAAGTATGATTATGAAAACAATAGAATCAGAAAACTTTGTAGGTATTAAAGAACTTATTAGTGAAGATCCTTTAGACTTTGCTACACCAGAAGCAAAACTAGGACATCAAGTATCACAGTTAGGCTCTACTGCTAAAAATCCACAACTTGCAAGTTACTTAGGTAGTATTAGTAATAAACTAAGCAATGGTGGACAAATGAATCAATTTGAATATAGAGCAGTTAAGGCTTCTTTACTTTCTGCACAACGTCCTGAACAAGCACAAATGGCAGAACAATTTACAGAAGAACAGCAATATACCAAATTTATCGAGAGTTTTATAACAGAAGAATAAATACTATTATAACAAGACAACGGTTAGTGTCGAAAGACATAAAAAGGTTGACAACATGGCACAAAGAAAGTAAACTTAGGCATTCGTAATACAGAAAACACAAACAGTATTACAAACATGGCACATACATAGGAGATATTATTATGGCATCTTTGGCAGAAATAAGGGCTAAATTGGCAAGCATGGAGAACACTAAAAGTTCTAGCCAATCATCAACAGGCGGAGACAACGCCATTTATCCACACTGGAATATCGACGAAGGAACATCAGCAGTACTCAGGTTCTTACCTGACGCAGATCCTGATAACACGTTCTTTTGGCAAGAAAGGCAAATGATTCGTTTGTCATTTCCAGGTGTAAAAGGCGGTGACAGTAAACCTGTTACAGTACAAGTACCTTGTGCAGAAATGTACGGAGATACTTGCCCAGTACTAACAGAGGTTCGTCCCTGGTTTAAAGACGCAAGTCTAGAAGACATGGGAAGAAAGTATTGGAAAAAAAGAAGTTACATTTTCCAAGGATTTGTAACTGAAAACCCACTTAACGAAACAGCACCTGAAAATCCAATCAGACGTTTTGTTATATCCCCACAAATCTTTAACATTATCAAATCAGCATTAATGGACCCAGATATGGAAAACATTCCTACTGACTATATTAATGGTACAGATTTTAGGGTTATGAAAACAACTAAAGGTCAATATGCTGACTACAGTACATCAAAATGGGCTCGTAAAGAACGTGGCTTAGATGAAGTAGAACTAGCGGCAATTGATACAAATGGTTTATACACATTGTCAGACTTTTTACCAAAACAACCTGGTCAAGATGAACTACAAGCAATTAGCGAAATGTTCCAAGCATCAGTTGATGGTGAGTTATATGATGTGGAAAGGTGGGGTAACTTCTACAAGCCTTATGGCGTAGATGTTCCAGCAAGTAGTGGTGCGAAACCGGCAACGTCGGCTCCTGCACAACCAGTTGCAGAAACAAAAGCACCTGAAGTTACTAACGAACCTAAAGCAGAAGCACCTGCTCCTGCTCCAGCGGCGGAAGAAGCACCTGCTCCTACAACAGAAGCAAGTAGTGAAAAACCTAGTGCAGATGATATTTTGAATATGATCCGCAACCGTTCTTAGGAGAGTACAATGCAGAAACCATTTGACTTAACCAAGTTCCGAACAGGATTGACTAAAAGCATCACTGGAATCAGTGCTGGCTTTCATGATCCTCAAGATTGGATATCAACTGGTAACTACACTTTAAATTACTTAATAAGTGGGGACTTCCATAAAGGAGTCCCACTTGGTAAGGTAAGTGTATTTGCAGGAGAATCTGGTTCAGGTAAGAGTTTTATCTGTTCAGGTAATTTAGTTAAAAACGCACAAGACCAAGGCTGTCAAGTTGTACTATTTGACAGTGAAAACGCACTTGATGAAGATTGGCTACAAGCATTAGATGTAGACACTAGTCCTGAGAAACTTCTCAAAGTTAGTGTTAGCATGATAGATGATGTTGCTAAAACAATAAGTGATTTTGTAAAAGATTATAAAACTAACTATGGTGATTTACCATATGAGGAACAACCTAAAATGCTATTTGTAGTAGACAGTTTAGGTATGTTACTTACACCAACTGATGTTGCACAATTTGAAAAAGGCGATATGAAAGGTGATATGGGTAGAAAGCCAAAGGCATTAACAGCCTTAGTTAGAAATACTGTTAATCAACTTGCACCACATCCGATAGGATTGATTGCAACTAACCATACTTATGCATCACAAGACATGTTTGACCCTGATGATAAAATATCAGGTGGACAAGGCTTTATATATGCAAGTAGTATTGTAGTAGCAATGAAAAAATTAAAACTTAAAGAAGATATTGACGGCAATAAAGTGTCTACAGTACAAGGTATTAGAGCGGCTTGTAAAGTAATGAAAACTCGTTACAGCAAACCGTTTGAAAGTGTTCAAGTAAAAATCCCATACGAAGAAGGTATGGACCCATATAGTGGGCTCCTAGAAATGCTTGAAGCAAAAGGTATCGTGGATAAAGTCGGAAATAAACTTTCTTATGTTTCTCCTGTAACAGGTGAAGAAATTAAAGAGTTCAGAAAAGGCTGGAGTGGAGACAAACTTCAGGTAATTATGGATGAGTGGAGTCATATTCAAGAACCTATTGAAGAGGAAATTGAAGTTGACGAAGAAACTTTAGTTGATGATCCAAATATTGAGGAGTTAGATTAATGAATCCAGAAATACAAATGTTAATTAGTGTTTGGGACTCTATGAAAAACTATGTCCAAAAGAAAGACAGAGTTGAAGCCGCAGAACATCTTGTTCGTGTTTTTGACGAAGAAAGTGATATGATTGGCATAGAGGACGAAGCACACACTTTTGATGGCGCCTTAAAAGCCGCAGTGGTTGGACACTACGGTTTACATGAGGAAGAAGAAGAGTTAGAGGACTGGGATTAAATTATGGCTGGTTGGTATAATTCTGTAGTAGAAGATTTAAGTAAAATTGTTGAGTCAATAAATTACTATGAAAAGGAACTACAAGAAGCCAAATACGAATGCAGTATAAAGGGAAGCCTAGAGAAATCTAGTGCTTCTCTTCCTGGCATTACAGAACACCGATTTAATCAATTACAAGAAATAGAAGCAATCCTAGAACACCTGAATATTGAACTTCGTAAAGAAAGAAGTAAAACATTCAGAAAGTATTTAGAATCCTACAACAGGACACTAAGTAGTAGAGACGCAGAAAAATTTGTTGATAGTGAAGATAGTGTTATTAACCTAACACACCTTTGCAATCAATACAGTCTACTTAGGAATCAATACCTAGGTATAATGAAGGGACTAGATACTAAACAATG